CGCCTATGCGCAGTCTCCCTGAACTAAATGTCTTCTTTAACTTGACGACGACCCGTATTCGGGGCCTTGCCTTTAAGGCCTAGCCGTCGAGTGGACAACCGGGGTTTTACCCCCGTTCCAGAAGGAGATTTCTGCAAGTGAGCATATTCACTACCATCTGTGATTAAAAGCGGAGCAACCTTAGGTTGACCCAAAGGTCTTCCACCGGTTTTAGCTAAGATCAATGCTTTCATCTCCAACATAAAGTTGAAGTGATTGTCATCGATTATCTGCTCCCCGTCTATAAAGGCCGACACTGTCGGTCTCATATAAACAGAATTAGCCAAGTCCGTATCTGGGATTGAAACCCTACTTAGCGCTTGACTATATGCTTTTAATGCAATAGTATGTTTTGCCACTGCACCTCTTTCTCTCCAGTCGATCGAGTAAGAACCCGAGTATTCCGGAATCATAGAAAGAGATATGTGCTCTAGTGCGCCAGGTGTGGTAGGATTTTGTAATCCATACATCTGGAGACTAAAGCTTTTAGGTTCGTTGAGATCTCGTACTATGGCGCTGGCGTAAAGCCAGAAACCAGGAGAGACTATCACCAGTGGTTGCAGTAACCACGCAGCAATTCGACCCTTAACCATTGGAGTTCTCCAGAAATTACTGAAGAAATAATCCAAATTGGTTTTGGCTCGAGCGTCTACTGATCTGATTTGCTCATCCCAGAAGTCCTTCATAAGAAGGTTCTTCTGGATGAACCGATCCAGAGTAGTATTTGAAACTTTACGGATCCACAGACTTAACCATTCGGTAATCATGTGGCCATGTTTCAAAGTACCATTAGGCGCCAGAGCTGCAACTTCAAGGTCTTTCAAGTAAGAAGGAGGAATAACTTTCTTCCCTCTGATCTTGGCAAGACCAAGAAGAACTGCATCAACATTACTCGGATATAGTGCTATTCCTTTCTGACCTAATTCGGCAAAAAGTGCCGGAACTAGTGTAGAATTCTTGATTACTGAGAGGAGCAATCTAGCTCCAATTGGAGAGAACTCGCCAAGATGAGGATGAACCCATCTTTTCGCGAACTCTGCAACTCCGGAATCGGATTCAATCGATTTTAATCGATTAACCCCAACCCCGATCTGTTTCATCACTGTTAAGTATTCCATAGCCACATCCTTATTGGCGATAACAATGTCATCACCAAGAAGGGCGTAGTTACGGAAAAGCCCATCGATACCGACTCTCAGAGCTGCTATTTGCACTATCACATGATGTGTTAGTGCCATAACTGCCCAAGAGGAGTAAGCACCCATAGGCTGCCCAACAGCATAGCGTATATCTTCGCCATATGTCGACGCAGTACCAGAAACCTCGGTGGATATAGCAAGGTTTATACTATCTTTGAACCCAGATGTAACCCTAAATGAACGCTCGCTAATAAGCTGGCGCCATTCAGTGGCCGCATTGAACCCAAAGCAGTGTAAAACCTCAGCTTGTAACCACACAGGTATTCTGTCTGTAGCCGCGGTCAAATCAAATGAATACGCAGGCGCCCCTGAAACCCTAATATAGTCCATAAGACTATGTAAAGGTTTAGTTTGGTCGTGTGTTCCATCCATTGGAATCTCGGTGAAGAGATCATAGATCCCATCATGCAGCGGTTTCAATAACCACTGCGACCAAGAGTCCATAATGGCAACAATACGAACCTTACCACCACCTTCATCGAAGGTGGCCAGGCGGCCAGTGCACCATTTGATCGTCCCACCAAACAACTTATAAAATTGCCAGGTGTAAAAGATCCCTAAAAGGAAACTGAGAATCGGATGTAAAGTTAAGCTAAACAGTAGGAACAGAGTTCCGCTGAAATAGATTAACTGGACAACCGTATACAAGGCCCATAACCACAAAAGGTGCTGATACGCACGTCTCTTACGAGCGTACGCAGTAACCCACGCCATCACCTCGAAATCCCAAACTAACGCAAAAACGTCAGCAACGGATCCCCAGGTAGACAGCGGTGAGTTAGGACCAGATGTCTCGGAAATCTTCCACGATCCACCATATCTAACTCTAAGTTTCGGAAACAGCCCTGAAACCGCACGGACCTCTGAAAACAGAGACTGTACAGTTCCAGTATAAGGGGATACAACAGATGCCATATCTGGCACTGTTCCCTTTATTCGGATTGTTCTCCAACAACCAAGGATAGAGAGGGTACATCTTGCGATGTTTAAAGGTTGCGTTGTAGGGGATCCTAGTTTGATACTAGAGATTTCCCTTCGCAACGGACCGGGTATGATCACAGGCAATCCAGATCTGTCTAGTCGTATATGCACAGCCGAAGGGCTACGCAAATATTGTTGACCAGCCAAATACTGAACTGTGGCTCGGACACATTCCTTCAAGTAGTTTACAGTGGCCTTACGGCCGCTGTTCTTCCAAAGAGAAATGATTCTGTCCGCCAAACTCAGAAAGTGGTGTAAATACTCACTTAAACGCAGAGCATAGACTAGCAAGACAGTCATCGAACGGATTTGACCCCGTTTGATAAACAGTCTCACTTTCTCTAATGACCGTACTTTTAATTGTATATTCATAGCGATTATATAATTTTGAGATGGTTGTTAGCGAAAGGTAGACCTTAGACCTGATTTTTTCGGGTTAGAGGTGCTAGCACTAAGAGCCGCGTGTCGCACGGTGAAATACACACGCAGTGATCTACATTTCGGCCGGGTTACATCCGACAAGGAGCTCAGTATAGAGTAAACTATACCTGTCCGCATCGCCCTTACGGGCTGAGTTGGCTGAGTTGAGGGGCTCTCCTTGAGCTTCCACTCGGCGACCATCGAATTATCTCAAATAGGATGGCCGGGGTTCCGAGTATCATAGAGGTCCATTCGGGCCTC